AATGACTTCAACAACGAAGTAGCAGGCGAATTAATCGCAAAAATGGTATACGGTGGCTCTACTATGGAGTACGTAACCATCCGCGAAGGTGTAAAATTCCAAGAGCCTATTAACCTTATGGAGGTTGACCTCGTACTTCAAAACGGTACTTGTGTGTCTACTCCTTCTGGCTCACTTGACTTTTCACAACGCAACATCACAGTATGTCCTCGTACTTCATTCGATGGCATCTGTTTGAAAGATATGGACCGCACTTACTTGGGCATTGCTGCTCTTGAAAGAGGTTCGTACAACGAAACATTTGCATTGGCAACTAACTACTCTGAATTGTTAGTTAACCAATTCCAGAAATCAAATGACCAATTCCTTTGGGGAGCCGTTTCAGGTTCTGATCCTGCAGGTTGTTCATCTGATGGTCTTAAAGTAATCATCTCTGGTTCAACTACAGGTGTTGTAGATGTAGCTTCAACTCCATTGACTAGTTCAACTGCACTTGCTCAGTTAGACTTATTGATCGAAGCTATTCCTTCTGATGTAGCAGATCGTGATGACTTGACTATGTTCATGTCTGTAACTAACTTCCGTAAGTTTGTTTCTGGTATCCGTACATCTAACTCTTACTACTTTGATCCAAATTCTATCTCTAACAGAGGCGGTATCTTGGAAATGGTTTACCCATTCCAAAACGTTAAAGTTGTAGGTACAGTTGGTCTTCAAGGTTCAGAAAGAATCGTAGTAGGTCCTGCTAAGCAAATCGTTGCTGGTACTGACTTGATGAGCGATTTCTCTGAATTCCAACTTTGGTACGACATAAACCAAGACCAGTTGAAGCACCGTATTTCTACTAAACTTGGAGTTCAAGTTGCGTATCCGGAATTCTGGGCATCTAATGATCTTGCCTAATTAATATTAACCCAATGATAAAGGGGGAGCTTGTCTCCCCCAATATCTAAAAACCAGATAAAATTATGTCAACATGTGATATTACATCAGGATTTACTTTAGGTTGTAGAGACAATACCGGCGGTATTACTAATCTTTACATCTTATCTGGTTCAATTACCAGCGTTACAGACGCAAGTGAAGGGTTAATTTCAGGTATTACTGGTTCAGGTGAATTTTTCAAATTCGAGTTGTTCCGTCAAACTTCTGATTATTCAGAGGCTATTACGGCAACTCCTGAAAACGGAACTGTATTTTATGAACAAACTGTTAACGCAGTATTCTTCAAGTTACAGTCTTCTACCCGTAATCAAGTTAAGGTATTAGCACAAAATCCAAATCTAAAAGTTATTGTTGAAACTAACAATGGTTCAGTTGACGGCGTAGGTCGTTACTGGTTGTTAGGTGAAGACAGAGGAATGCAATTGTTAAGTGGCACTGGTGCTACTGGAACCGCATTCGGTGATTTGAATGGCTATAACTTAACCTTCACAGGTCAAGAACCAAACCCAGCTTCTGAAGTTTCAGGTAGCTTAGCTGATGCTTTAAGTGGCATCACTTTAGGATAATAAACCAATTAGGAAAGGGGTTACGTTTAGGCGTGACCCCTAACCTATACTTTATACAAATATGCTACAATTCGATAAATCACTTGCCACCAACACAAATGCTGTGTATCTTGACACTGTAAATACAGGCTCTGGATATTATGGTAATTTAGTAATGGTTTATAGCCAATCGTATGACAATAGTAATGGTGTTTTTGTTTTAGATACAATATCAGCTCCTACAGCATATAATAGTTGGTTATTAGTTCAAAACAGTGGTTCATCTGTTCCATCACCAAGTGGTCAATACGATGTAGGTATCTACACTAGAGAATTTGTAGGCGCTGTATGGGGAACTGAGCCAAGTGCTTGGGGAACATTTGAAGAAATATGGTCTACAGCCGGCGATGATTTACCAGTTACATTACTTTATAGTGATAGGGCTTTTGTAAGTGGTTCTAATGAAAGTGATATAACACAATATGTATCGCCAGATGAAAATGGTACTTATATAACATATAATGGATAAATTAAAATTTGCAAATATTACCAAAGATTTAAGTCAGCGTATTAATATCAACGAGAAAAAAGATAATCAATACGTTAAATTTGGTGACTACAATGCTTTTCCTAACGACTTAATTGAACTATATAATAACAGTTCTATCCACAATACCTGTGTAAACGCTATTGTTGAGGGAATTGTAGGTGAAGGTTTAACAGCAGATCCAGAATGGGTTTTAGATCGCGCTAATTCAACAAATGAATCTTGGAATAGTGTATTTAAGAAAATAGCTCAAGACTATAAATTGTATGGAGGATTTGCACTGGAGGTTATTTGGAATAAAGCCAGAACAAGAATTGCTGAAGTATACCACATTGATTTTTCGTGGTTAAGAGCTAAAGAAAAAAATTATAGAGGACATATCCCAGGTTACTATATTAGTGATGAATGGGGAACTCAGTATCGTTATGGTACTGCTCCTGTTGATGACTTACCATACTTACCTTGTTATAATCCTTCTACAAATCAAGAGGAACCTAAACAAATTTATGTTTACAATCCTTACAGACCAGGTCAAAAATATTACCCATTACCAGATTATGTTGGTGCATTGAGAGTAATTGATTTGGATTGTGAAGTGGATAATTTCCACATTAATAATATTAAGAATGGTTTAGCACCGTCTTTAATGGTAACTACGTTTACCAATGCTAACGAGGAGGAAAGAGAAGCAATTGAAAGAATGCTTCAATTACAATACAGAGGAACCAATAATGCAGGTTCATTAATGTATATTGATGTAGATTCTCCAGAAAATGCTCCTAAAGTAGAACCTATCCCTATGAATGGAGCCGACGGATACTATGTAGCAATTAATGATATGGTAGTTCAGAAAATTCTAACTGCTCACCGTATCACTTCTCCTATGATTTTAGGTATTAAAACAGAGGGACAATTAGGAGGTAGAGCAGAAGTAATTGATGCTTACTTACTATTAGTAAATACTGTTATTCGTCCTTATCAACAAGATATTCTCCAAGTAATTGAAGATTTACTTGAAATGATGTACCCAGAACAAAATATTTCAGTTGGTGTTCAGCAATTAAAATTATTTACTGATGGTGAAGAAGAAATAGATGTAGTAACTTCTATTGATGCTGAAGTAGGTGATGATAGTGAATTGGAAGCTGATATTCAAGAAGCTGATGATGAAGCAAATGGGAGTTCTAATGGATCAATAACCGAATTACCTTTACTATAATGACTACAACACTTATCATTTCAGAAGCAAAGTTAAGACAATTTACAGATATAAATGATTCTGTAGATACTGCATTACTTAAAAATGCTGTTAGAACTGCTCAGGACATTGAGGTGCAACGTATATTAGGCACCCAACTATATCAATCTATTTTATCACAAATTGATGCTGGTCCAACATGGACTAATAGCAATTATGAGACATTAGTAAACGATTATATACAGGACTTCTTGTTATACGCGGCCTATTATGAAGCATTAGAGGCCATTTATATACGCCCACGAAATAACGGACTTTTGACACCTACAGGCGGTGAAAATAGTATTGAAGTAGATAGAAGCTTATTTAATGTAAAAAGACAAAATACAGAAAATAAAATGCAGTTCTATGCTGATAGATTATCTTCATATATAGCTGAAGAACAAGCATTATTTCCAGAATTAAATACAAATAATAAACTATATGAAATGTGGCCAGATTATGCGTCACAATATCGTTCACCAATTGTATTCGGAAGAAACGCTCGTGTAGGAGCTCATTATCAACAAGCTAAAGAAGCAGGTTTACGCATTACAGATAGTAAATACAAACAATACCCTTGGGGTTCAAATATAGAATAAAATGGGAAGGAATTTAACGTCATTATATATTAGTTCTTCATTTCAAGGATTAACCCAAATTTCGGGTTCAATCCTAACAGATGGAACAGGAAGTAATATCGATAATCTAACAATTACAGCAAGTAACGCTACATCAGCTTCATATGCTTCTACAGCAACAAGTGCTTCATATGCAGCAACTGCATCATATAGTGAAAATGCTGCTAATCTTGATTTACAACAAGTATTATTAAATGGTGATACAGCTACTGGTAGTATTGAACTTAGAGGTATTGTAAATGAAGATAATATTTTTAGGG